CTTTGATCAAGGCGGATTTGTTTCGGGCATATTCCTGATCTGTCATCCCCATCAGGCTTGCCATCTCACGTTCCTGAGAGTTTAGACGCACAACATTCGGCTTTGTGCCGGAATTGGTCGTCGGAGAACGCGAAACGGGAGCTGCTGGGGGCGCAGAGCGGCGAGCTGTTGGGGCAGAAGCACTTGACAAGGCAGAATCCTCTTGTTGAACGAAACGACGCGACTGAATTTTCAACGTATCTTCAATCGTATTGAAGTAATCGTCCGAATCAGCCTCAATCCCGTCCGCAACCGCGAGGTTGTGGGCCGCAATCATCTTCTGATAGAGGCGAGGGTTCGTTGCATACTCCGGATGAGACCTGACCCAGTCCGCAGAACGTCCCGAAAGCTGAGAAGCAAGGGCTTCGACGGGGTCGGAGGGAGCTTGAGGCTGGTTTTTCAACTCCTTTACTCTGTTTTCGTAAGCAGTGCGGCCTTGTTCAAGCTGCATTTTCTGTGCAGAGGTCTCCGACATCTGCATTTGGATGTCAGCAGCCGCTTCATGGTCGCCGGATGAGAGCGCATCTGCGTAAGAACGCTTCAATGCGAGCTGATTCGACTTCACCGTGTCGATTGCGTTGTCAATCAGTCGGAGATTCGTGTCATCGACCTCGCTTTTGGCAGCAGTTGCCTGTTCCGAGGCCTGTTTCATCCGCCTTTCAGCGTCCAAACGAGCCTGACGCTCTTCCTCGAGCTTGAATTTCAGCTCTCGAATGCCGTCCTCGGCTGAAATTTCCTCTCTTGCAGGCTCTTCATCTTTTTCCACCTGAATTTCTTCAGCTGGGACTTCATTCTCGAGCGGTTCAAGCACCAACTCAATATCATTTTTATCGTTTTCTGACATTTTGGCTCCTTACCAAACCTGATCGACATCTAAAATGCGACCTTTGACATTGACATCATTCAAAATTTTGCAAGGAACGCTATTTATCGTGATTGTCCAGCCGTCCGATGCTCGAGAAACGAGCCAATCGCCTTCATTAATGGTTACTTCTTTGAACCATTGACCTTCTTCATCTTGGAAAGCGGTTGGGCCTTTTTTCAGCACGAGGCCAACCTTGCTTTGATAAATATCTTCGTCGACTGTTTGATCAGTCAAAATAATTCCGCTTTTTGTTATCTTTGGTCGGAGATAAAGCGCAACAAGAACTTGGTTGTTAAACAATTCAAAATCAGAAATGTCTCCAACCTGCTCAACGAGCAGCTCTCGAGGATCTGTTTCGTGGTACATCTTCATTGCAGGCATGTCAGTTTTCCCCTCTGACTGTTTCACCATCGGCAATCGCCTTGGCTTCGTTCACGAATTCAAGTGCAAGCGAAAGCCCTTGAACTTTTCCGACTTGACGCTGGTATTCATCGAATGAAGATGCCGAACCAGCGGCAAGATTGTCTCGGATGCGTTCGTATTCCGCTCCGATCATTCTTTTCAACTCATAACTGAGCTGATGCGTCGTATTTAATATCATTTCAGACCCCTCTGATTTTCCCCTCTGTTAATTATTGGGCCGGACACCACAGAGGGGTGAAAGCGTCCGGCCCTTTTCACGGAATTGCTTCCGAGAACTTATTTTGGTCCAGCCAGACCGTAAGCCTTAACCTTTTCCAACCGACCCAAACCTCCGCCAGCAGCATGATCAATGACGTGGGTCGCACGACCACCGTATCTCCGTGGCATCATTCCTGGAGGTGGCATCATTCCTGGAGGAGGACCGCCAGCTCCTGGAGGCATCATTCCTGGAGGTGGCATTGGAGGACCACCTTGAGGCATTGGAGGTGTTCTCGGAGACATTGGAGCAGGAACTGGTGCATTCGGCATCATGCCGCCGCCAGCGGGGCTCCCGTGCGCACCAATGATGATATTGATGTGCGTCTTGCCCTTGCCCTTGCCAGCCTTGCCGCCCTTTGCGTGAGCTGTGCGTCCACCGACAACTCCAGGAACCTTGGTTGTTGAGTTGCCAGAGAACACGCCGCCGCCGCTGTATTTCATTGTGCGACCGCCGCACTGTTTGCATGAGCAATCGGCAGCATGTTCCGCTTTGCCGCCTTTTTTCAAGCCCTTCATGGACTCCTGCTTGTCGTGCTTCGTGTCAGCCTTCGACGCTTCCCACTGCTTCATGGTCATGCCGCGCTTGGCAGCGAGCTTTTTATCTTGGGCTTCATCCTTCGCGGAGCCTTCGAACTTGACCTTGCCGCCGCGCTTCTGACCAGTGACGCCATAAACATCCTGACGAGCCTTGACTTGATCTGCATCGAAAGCTGCCGCATTGGCTGCGCGACGCTTTTCAGCATCTTCTGCTGCTTTGCGAGCGGCGATGCTTTCGATCAAAGCATCTTCACGTGCGTTCGATTCGCGCTCTTCTTTCATGCTCAAAGGCATAACCGGAGGCAAAGGAACGCTGCCCTTGGTTGCATGTTTTGCACGACCGCCCTTCTTCATCGCACCCGCAGCTCGACCCATCATCTGGTTCTGCTGATTAATTGGGTTCTCGCCGATTGGACCACCGCCGAACTTCTTGGCTTTGCCGCCATGCTTCAATCCGCCAACGTGCGCCTTGCCGCCTTCGCGAACCTCATTCGCCATCTTCTGATCACGGTTGATCAGGTTGTCAGGAGTGAGGTAGCGTTCTGCACGACCGCCCGACTTGCGGGGCATCCGATCAGCGCGATCTGCCGCCTTTATGCCATCCGCTTTGCCGACGACTTTGCCGCCTTTTTTGTATGAGCGCTTGCTCAATGGACGCATGCCAGTTTGAACATCCGTGTTCAACGGCTCGGAAGGCGACCAAGTTGACGAGTCAACCTTTTTTTGTGGGTCGGTGGAGGAGAGGCGTTTTGCCTTTGCCTTCATCGCAGAACGTACAGTTTTGGCGGAATATTCCATGGTAGTCTCCGGAGGTTGCAATTACGGGCGTCCCCGCATGCCGCGAGAGGGGTAATCAGAGCCTCGCGGCAGAGACCTGATTTTGCTGAGGGCGAACTCGACAATCGGACTATTATGTTCTTTTTTTGTCTTTTTGGCAATGGGGCTTTTCACTTCGCCGCCAGATTTGTATTCCTCAACTTCTTGATAAGTTCCGTCCGGCATCAACACCCGTCTCCGAGGCTTGCGAGGCTGAACAATCGGGTCACGACGATTGTCGCTGGTCATTGGAGCAGGAGGGCTGCCTGAGTTGCCCAGAAAATCCAACCAACCGCCGCTGTTCCCGACAGGGTTCCCAAATTCATCGTTCTTCGCTTCGAAGCGCGAATTGTCGGGCTGATTGAATTGATTGCCGAGGTACCTTCCGCCAATCGACCCAATTGGCCCGAGGGCAAGTCCGCCCAAAACAGACCCAATGTTGCCGCCCATATTGCCAAAGTAACTATCGTCTCCGCGCTGAGGAGGCATTGGTGCGCCGCCGCCTCCAATGTTGAAACGATCATTGCTGTTGTCGGGGCGATTGTCGGGGCGATTGTCGGGGCGATTGTCGCCGCTTGGTCCAGCGGTTTGGGTGCCAGAACCAGCGTTGTAATTCCGGCTGGCATCGCGGGAGGTTGCCGCAGGGCGATTTGCGTCTGCCGCGCCACCTGGATTGTCGCCAGTGCGAACGTTGCCGCCATAGTCGTAGCCAATGCGCCCACCGCGAGCTTCGTTTATGTCAGGCTTCGACAGATCAAAAGTGCCTTTGTTGCCAATGGCAGATTTAATTTGATTTGAATTAAAAGGAACCAAAGCCTGTGGCTCGCCGTCCTCTTCTTCATAATCAATATATGCGTCAAACCCCGCTTTTTTCATTAAAGGAACATGATCGGTGTGATCTTCATAGCCCCAATCGCTTGGCCAACCTTTTGTCGGACCATGCTTTCTAAGTTCTTCAACGTCTCTCGAATTTCTGGAATCAAAAATCTTTTTGGCTTTAATATAAACAGGATAAATAGAACCTTTATGAGTTGCATATTTGTGGGCAATCCCAGGGTTTTTTGAAAAGAACCCTGCAACATCGCCCCATGTGCTTTTAAACTCTTTAATTTCTGGTTGCGGTCCACCGTGATAAAAAACTCTTGGCGTACCATCTTCATTTATTGTGGAAGGATGCGAGCCTTTGTGCCATGCCGCCAGATTCTCTTCACGCTGTGGATCATCATGAGGAAGCACCGCTCCGCCGCGAGCTTCAGTGATCTTTGGGCTTGATGGATCAAACGTGCCTTGATTGCCCGTCGCAGACTTTATCTGCTCCGGATCAAAGGCAATGTAACTGTCTTGCGCCTCGGGATAAACCTTTTTGAACGCATCGTCGCCGAGGTGGCTTAGATTTTTTGGATTTGGTCGTTTGCCGTAGTCATTCAAACCTTCGCGACGGTTTAAGTAAACAATGCCGTCGTGGCCGTGTTCTTTTAAAGCGTTTTGAAGTGCCTCTTGTGGTTCAGAGTTTTCTAAATGCTTAAAACTTTTTCCCACTATTTCTTTAGACAATTGAGCCGTAGCACGTCGAGGAGAAAACGAGCCGTAATCTTCCAAGCGAATTGGATTCTTGATGTTTAGGTGAACGGGGTACATGTGCCCACGTTGCTCGGGCTCGGATCCGGTAAAATCACCCGCTTGTTCTTTTGACCCAAAATGACTGCCCATCTCACTCGATTTGGTGTCAAACTCTTGGAAATCCCGCCTTTCATCGTCACCCTCATTAGGGTCTGTTTTAGCAAAGATTGCGCGAGTGCCATGATAAAACACTTTTGGAGATCCGTCAGGGTTTTTTAAATCTGGGTGCGAGCCTTTGTGCCATGCCGCCAGATTCTCTTCACGCTGTGGATCGTCGTGGGGAATAACAGCTCCGCCGCGCTTGTACAGCGTTTGGTTTTTCAGGATGCTCGCTTTGGCAGTCGGGGAAGCCTCGATCATGGGCTGTTGCATATCGTCTTTTTTCGGTAAAGGAATGTTGTTCCCTTCCAAATAATCCGCGATGGCGTTTCCGGTCACTCGCACAGCTTCCGGCGATTCATGAACGTCTGGCTGCTGTTGGTGATGCCAATTTTGCACATCTTGTCTTAGCTGCAGCCTTGCAGGAGCGTGATTGCCATATCCATGAATATCATCATTGAAATAATAATCAAATCCGGCTTGTTCCCTCGCTCTCTGAGGAGCCTTTGCAACTGAAAAACCTTTGTTCGTTGGCGTCGCGCCGCTCAAGCCTTTTGTTTTCCAAAGGTCGATCGGCTCGTTTGTTTTTGGATCGAGCACAGGATTTCCGTCTTTGTCCTCGAGATTCCTCGGAACAAATTGTGGGCCATAGTGCAATGTTTCCGGATCATGCGACTTCATTGCATTGAAAAGCTGAGGAATGAACGTTGTGTCGTACCACTTTCCGACCGCAGCACCTTCTTTGCTTGGCCAGCGAGCGGCTTGGGTTGGACCATGGTTGACCGTTACCCCATCGTAGTCTCCCGCAGCGACTTCATGGAGAATTTGCTTTATCATCAAATTTGTTATCGCGTTGGAGCTTGCGACATGAGGGTATTCAGGAATAACATCCTTGAGTTTTTGTTGTGTTTCGTTTAGTTTCTGTTGGATTTTTAATTTTTGTTCTGACAATATGTCAATTTTCATGGCCAATTTTGGATATTCAGTTCCAGGATAATCGGAAAACATCGCTTGCGAGGCAGCTTCTGCACCTTGATAGCTATCGCTGTAAGAGTCTCGAATTTTTCTATAAAGCTCGTTGCTTAATTCCTCTTGCTTGTTAAGAAGTGTATTTATTTCATGATGTGCATTACCATAAGCCTTATTCAAAGAAGCATATTCGTCTTGCAATCTTTGATGCATTTCATCATTCAAAAATTTACCTCGCCCCTGTTGCGCAGGGTCGGACTGCGCTTCCACGACCTCCAGTATTTTTTTGCCGTCCGGAGTTTTGCGGTCTCCGAGCCGGAGATGGAACAGCGGGTTCTTTTCAGGGAAATGAGTTTCAAACGTGAATCGCTCTTTTTCATCTGGGCGATACTGCGGAATGATCTCCCGATAGTTCTCGAGCGGCTCGACACCTTCTTTTTCTTCCGAAAGCTGATATTTTGTCCACTTTGGACTTTTTGATTTTGCGAGGGAGCGAAGCTCGGTTCTATGATTGTCTAGCCAATAGTTTGCAGCCCAATCCGTCCTCTGTTTTTTAAGTTGAGCGTCAGAATATCCTTTGTCTTGAAAATATTTGTCATTGTAATCTCGCCCACGTTTAAAATTGTAAGCGATATTCTCAATTGCATCTTTATCATAGCCAAATTGTGAAAAATACCTCTCAATCGCGTTTGGGTCTTCTGAAAGTTCTTCGGCAATGACAGCAGCATGCGGCCGATCTGAATAACCGTTTGCCTCCCAGTTTGTATAATAATGGTCTTTTCTTTTCTCGTATTTCTCTCTCAAACTGTTGGAGCGAACGCTTTTCCTGTAACCTTCGAGGGATTCGTCTTCGAATGCGCTCGCGATTTCATCCTTGGAAAACTTTTTGTCGTTCGGATCTTCCTCGGGTTCGCCATCAACAGGAAAGGGTTTTATGTTGTCGAGGCGTTTCAGCCCCCACTCAAGCTCTTCCTTTTTGACTCCAGGCTGGTTTTTCAAAAATTTAGCCCACTCTCCCAGCTTCATCTCATCTTGCTTCGAGGCACGAGCCGCCTCCGCCGCCTTCGAATACAACCCGAGTTCATTGTATCTCCGGTCGAGCTTCTCGGGTGCGGTTTCTTCGGGCGGCGAATTGTGGCCCATGCCGACCGAACGCTCTGGTTCGGCTTTTTGAGCAACGATCTTGCCCTGCTCGGCGATTTGCTTCGTGTAAAAATCGTAGTCAGGGGAGCCTTTTGTGTATTGATTGCGTTGTTCGATCAGTTCTTTTATGTAGGCCTGAGCCTCCGCACGACGAGCCGCGAGGCTTCCGCCATCTTCTTTGTGAATTGGGCCGCCGTCCGAAAAATATTTCGGCCCATCATCATGGGTTTCTTTTATTTCTTTTACCCAACGATCTGGGATTTCTTCGTATGTTGTCCCAACATATGCACCTTTTGGGTTGGGGTGTTTATTCATAAAATCAATAAACGGATCGTCGTGGGTCGACTCATCTTCGCCTCCTCCGTAGCCCATGTCCGGAGAAATATGTTCATACTGGCTGGCAGGAACTCTAAATTTTGTTGTCGTTTTATTTTTCGACGTAACAAAATTCGATGGCGCATCAATCGCAGCAAAAATTCCATATCCTCCCTGAAGTCTATTTTTCCTTATAGATTGACCTTCATGCCCAGGAGTTTCGTGGTGCAAAATGATGCCGTCGGGATAATGCTTTTTCAAATAATCTATGAAAAGCTGTTGCTCCCTTGAAATACGACCGCCGCTCTCCTTGTGAATGAGGCCACCTTCCGCACGAACCTGACGAGGAGCGTCCGGCATGAACACAGAGGGAGGGAGCTGTTGTCCACCAGCGCGTTCTTTCGCCATCTTTGCGCGGCGCAATTCAAGCTCGCCGCCTTCGGACTTTTTGATGTCGGGGTTCGACGGATCAAAATCACCGTTATTATCTTCTGCATGCTTAATTTGATTTGGGTAAAATGCTATGACTGATTTAGAACCAGGATCCTCAAAATTATTAGTATAAATTAATCCGTCATGACCAGCAGCTTTAGCTCTTCGGATTGGATCGGCCCAGTCCTCTCCTTCGTCCTGACCATGAATAATCGGATTTTTTAAATTTAAATAAACAGGAATAGTTCGAATTTTTTTTAAATCTCTTTTCTCATCTAATTCTTCATATTGAATATTTCTATGCCTGTCCGCTGCAGCTTGTTTAGTGCCAAAATGCATTCCGTTTTCAGTGTCTTGGACTCCTCCAAAATCCATTGGTATCCATTTTTCATCATAACCAAAAGTTCCTGCATGATAAAAAGTTTTTGGAGAGCCATTTTTATTTTTTAACAAAGGGTGTGCGTTTTTATGCCACTCTGTTGCTTTTCTTTTTAGGTCTTTCAACTCGCCGCCTTCGCTTTTCCCGACGCGAATGAGCTTCACCGACTTCGCGAGCTGCATAACATCATTTTTCATTGTGGGTTATTCCCTGTGATGGCGGGGATGACACTGCCGAGGAGCCGAATGACCTCGTCCTCGCTTTCAGGATGCACAGCGAGGTTCTGCGCAAGATCGATCATCTGGATGCGCTCCTTCGCCAGCATTTCCTGTTCTTTGACTTCACTGTCGCGAATGTCTTTTTGCATGTTCGACTGGATAGCAGCAGCTTTCAACTTGGTTTCCATCATCTTGGCATCTGCGAGTTGCTTCTTGATCTGAACTTCAGCGGCGTCTTTTTCGGTCGGACCTTGCTGTTCGCCGCCAGCCAAACCTTCTTGCTGTGCCTTGGCCATGTCGATTTGCAGACGCCCCTGATCCAACGCAATTCGAGCCTGAGCCGCGCTCTGCTTCGTGTCGGCATCCTGCTTCTTTATCTGCATTTCGGCCATTTCCTTCTGCATCTCAGGAGGAGGGGAGCCTTGTGCCTCTGGCGGGATCATGAATTGTTCAGGGTTCGACCAACCCACCGCCTTCAATGCCGCCGTGTCGATCGCAATCGGATCGTAGAGCGTTGGGTTCGAGGCCTGAATTTGTTTCAACGCCATGATCTTCATCAACCGTTGCGTTTGGCTCGCGGTGTTTGGGTCAGCTTGAGGAACGAGGTCGACCTGATTCACGCCACGCAGGAAGGTTTCTTGATCCCAGGCACGAGCTGGCTTGCGGTTCTGTTGCCAGAAGCTCTCAGGGTTCTCCTTGAAACAACGCACAAGCATTGCGAACTCCTCGGCCTGAGAGGCATGCATCCGCTTGTGAACAGCATTGAGAACCTTGGTGGCTTGATCGATCATGGCGATTGTGGTGCCGACAGGAGCGTCCGACCGACCTTCGCCCACGGCTGCTTCGGCTGTGCCGCCGAGGCGCATGCCTGTTTGGGCCATGTTCTCGATGAGGGCCATCAATGTTTGAGACGGTTCTTTGTATGGCAGAGGCATGATGGCTTGGTTTATTGGCATGCCGCCTGTTTTCACTAACGCTCCGCCTCCAGGAGGCACACGGAAGATGTTCGTGTTCTGCCTTGCGCCAGTGTCGGCATACAAAAATCCAGGGAAGTTGGCATACATTCCCGCATCCAACAGCTCTCTTTGCGCGGCGGTGATGGCGTTGGTCGTGTTGCCGAGCACATGCAAAAGCCCGAGGTCGTAGAACCCCATCCCAGGAATGAACGTGTATTTCACGAAGTTCTGGCGCGACTCAGGAAGCTCCGCCGTGTCCTCATCGTAGTTCCGAACAATCGACAACACCTGACGGCTGCTCACATCAATCGTGACACGGTAAGGGATCTCGAGCCCTGTTTCTTTGCCCTTGAGGGTGTGTTCGAAACCAACAATGTCAAGCTCGCAATAGCATTCGTAAATTTCGCGGTCACGATCGTCGGGGTTCATCTGGTTTGCGGCGATGCCCTGTTGCGCTTTCATCTCGAGCTGCGCAGAGTCGAGGGTGACTTGCTTCGGGGTGCTCAAGGAGATGTCTTTGTAAGCTCCCAGGATCTGCATCCGCTTCACTGTCGATGGCCGCATGTAGATGCGGTGCGTCGCACGGCTCGCGTTGGACAAGTCCGTCGCAG